AAATCTAATGATTATTTACGGACAAAGTTGAAAGTGAGATGAAAACACTTGCGAATAACAACGGAATACGGTACAATATCCCCAAGGAACGATGGATGGCTTACCTGTCCCAGGTGTAACCGCAACCGTCACTTCCTGCGAGTTCTCCCCGGAACAGCGGCAACGAAGCTGCCTGTCTATTGCCGGGACTGCAAAACGGAGATCATCCTGCATATCGAGCAAGAGGCCAGAGCGTTGAACGCCGGAGCCCATGAGTAAACACCACAAGTTGGTGCTGTATCATGGACTTCGGCGTTTTTGTTTTGCCGCGAGGTGATAGCCGCGAGCCGGATCGGCGGAGTCCGAAGCGGAGGGCGAATGGGAATCTCAGATGGGCGTCTCGCGGAGCTGCGCGGGCTTCTCGAGGCGGGGTCGGAGCGCGAGTTCTACTCCTGGCCAGAGTGGCGGCGGCTGCGCCGGGAGGTGCTCGCGGCTGATAACTGCGAGTGCCAGGAGTGCAAGCGGCGCGGCGTGTACTCTAGGGCGAGCATCGTCCACCATGTGCAGCATCTCCGTGACCGGCCTGATCTCGCGTTGTCGGTCTACGACGGAGGCAGGCGGCAGCTGGAGGCTGTGTGCAAGCGCTGTCATGAAGCGCTGCACCCAGAGAGCCAGCGCCAATACATGCCAACAGCGCCGCCGCTGACGGAGGAGCGGTGGGACTGATCCCCCCCCCCTCAGAAAAACGGCCTGCGGCCGCTGTTTGCTACTCGTGGGGGTCCAAGACATTCCAGCAATTTCCGCGTCTGCGCGTCGCCGCGCTGCGCGTGGGCGCGAGAATCGCCGGGCAATTTCAGAATAAACTGCGGCTTTGCGGGGCAGGTGTGCTCCGGACATACTCTTTTCCTTTCTTTTTCCCTCTGGGGTGGGCGGCTCGTCCGCCCGTCCCGCAAAACCGCAGACGTCGGTGTCCGAATCGGGCACGGGAGGTGACTTTATGCGAATCGAGAACAGGCCGCTGGCGGAGCTGACGCCGTATCGCGCCAATGCAAAGAAGCACGATGCCCGCCAGGTGGCCAACGTGGCGGAGAGTATCCGGCAGTACGGATTCGTCCAGCCGGTCGTGGTAGACCGGGACGGCGTGATCGTCATTGGTCACTGCCGCGCCCTGGCGGCGGAGAAGCTGGGCATGGTTGAGGTGCCCTGCGTCTGCGTGGACGATCTGACCCCGGAGCAGGTAAACGCCCTGCGTCTTGTGGACAACAAGACCAACGAAAGCCCGTGGGATCTCGACCTGCTGGCCGCCGAGCTGCCGGAGCTGGACCTGTCGGCGTTTGATTTCGAGTGGGGGCTTCAGGTGCAATTAAACGATGAGGTCGTTGAAGATGACTATAGTCCCACTCCTCCCGCAGAGCCTCGGAGTAGGCGGGGCGAGATATACCAGCTGGGTCGACATCGCCTAATGTGCGGAGACAGCACGTCTCTGCAGGATGTACAAGCGCTCGTGGGGGGGGCACATGTGGATCTTCTGCTTACCGACCCCCCGTACAATGTCGACTATCAGGGCGCCGCCGGGAAAATGGCGAATGATAACATGAGCTCTGCAGCGTTTAGGAACTTTCTCACCGCCGCTTTCTCCGCCGCGGCGAAAGTCATGAAACCTGCCGCAGCGTTTTATGTCTGGCACGGCGAGTCTGAGGGCTACAACTTTCGCGGTGCATGCATAGACTCGGGGCTGGTTCTGCACCAGTGCTTGATATGGGTAAAGTCTCAGCTTGTACTGGGTCGCTCTGACTTTCAACAGCGCCATGAGCCTTGCTTGTATGGTGAGCTCGAGTCAGACGACGAAGCGCAGCCGTGTCTGTACGGTTGGGCAAAGGGCGGAAAGCACTACTTTTTCAAAAATAGGCGGCAGACGACCGTGTTGAATTTTGACAAGCCCGTAAAGTCTGCGGAGCACCCGACGATGAAGCCGGTGAAGCTGTTTGACTATCAGATGCAGTGCTCCAGCAGGGAAGGCGATGCAGTGCTTGACTTGTTTGCTGGCAGCGGTACAACAATCATCGCGGCGGAGCAGAACGGGCGGCGGGCTTACTGCATGGAGCTTGATCCTAAATACGTGGATGTCATCATTGACCGGTGGGAGAAGTTCACGGGCAGAAGGGCTGTGTGTTTGAGCGAAAAGGAGGTGTAATGATGGCGCATCAGCGGGAACTGGACCGAAAGCAATTTGAGAGCTTGTGCTGCATGCAGTGCTCTGTGGAGGAGCTGTGCGGTTGGTTTGGCTGTGATGAAGCGGCTCTAAATGCTTGGTGCATGGACATCTACGGTGAGGACTTCCGGAGCGCGTTTGACCGGCTGGCTATGATGGGGCGCATTGCTCTGCGCCGCGACCAGGTCGCCGCAGCGAAGAAGAACGTGTCCATGGCGCGGCATCTGGAGGCGCAGCGGGCGGGTCATGACTCGCCTCCGCAAAAGCGGAAGAACTACCGCCTGACGGACGCCTATAAGGAACTCCGGCAGTCGATGCTGCAGAACCTGATTGAAAGGGATCTTGACGGCGATGTGTACCGGGACAAGGTGCAAGAGTATATGGACTTCTGGGTGAGACGGCAGGAGCTGCGGGACGACATCGCCCGGCGCGGGCTGACCGTCACGGATGACCGGGGGCGGCTGATGGAGAACCGCAGCGTGTCGCTGGAGATCCAGGTGTCCCGCCAGATGTTGGCGATCTTCACCACGCTGGGCTTTAAGGAGGACGCTCTGTCGGCTACTGCCCGGGGCGATGACGACGATGAGCTGTGAGATCCCCGCGGAGGTTCTGCGCTATATCGAGATCGTCGAGTCCAATAATCCCCGCGCCTGTCCCGAACAGCACGCGCTGGTGGGGATGATCCGCCGTGTGTTCGACACGGAGGACATCTACGTGGACACGGAGCAGCTGCGTCGGTACCTGAGCCTGCTGCGCTACTTCCCTTATGAGCGGCTGTTCCCTTGGGAGGAATTCCTTCTCGCGCTGTGGGACTGCACCTACCGCGCCGACGGGCGGCCGCGGTGGAAGAAGCTGCTCTGCATGGTGGGGCGCGGTGCAGGCAAGGACGGCTTTATCGCATTTGATGGCGCGTGCTCCATCTCCCCCTACAATCCCGTGAAGAACTACAACGTGGACGTGTGCGCCAACAACGAGGAGCAGGCCGTCACGCCGGTGAAGGATCTGTCCGAAGTCCTTGAATCCCCCAAGTGGGAGTCGAAGCTCAACCGGCACTATTACCACACCAAAGAGATGGTGCAGGGCCGGAAGAACAAGGGTGTGATGAAGGGGCGCACCAACAACCCGAAGGGGCGGGACGGTATGCGCTCCGGCAAGGTCGTCTTTAACGAAGTTCATGCCTTTGAGAACTACAACAACTACAAGGTTTTTGTTACCGGTTTGGGCAAGGTCGGGCAGCCGCGTATCGGGATGTTCACATCGAACGGCGACGTGTCTGATGGCCCGCTGGACGACTTCATAGCCCAGGGACGGCGGATCCTCTTCGAGAACGAGGCGGAGCCGGAGGGCGGTTATCTCCCGTTCATCTGTTGCCTGGAAAACCGGGAGCAGGTCAACGACCCGGAGAACTGGTTCATGGCGAACCCATCGCTGTCCTATGTCCCGCACCTGCGGCAAGAGATCGAGGAGGAATACGCGGACTGGCTGGTCAACCCGGAACAAAATGGAGACTTCTTGACAAAGCGGATGGGCATCCGCGCCGGCCAGCTGGAGATCAGCGTGACGGACTATGCCAAGGTCAAGGCGACCAACCGGCCGCTGCCGGATCTCCGCGGAAAGTCCTGCGTGGCCGGCATCGACTACGCGGAGATCAACGACTGGGCGAGCGTCAATCTGCACTTCCGCATCGGAGCGCAGCGCTTCGACATCAACCATTCGTGGATCTGCCTGCAGAGCCGGTCGCTCTCCCGCATCGTCGCCCCGTGGCGAGCTTGGGCGGAGATGGGAAAGCTGACGGTGGTGGACGATGTGAGCATCGACCCCAACCTCCTGGCGGACTACCTGAAGGGGATGGGCTTGAAGTACAACATCGTCAAGTTGGCAATGGACCACTTCCGCTGGACGCTGGTGAGCGACGCCATGCGGCGCATCGGCTTTGACGCCAGGGACAAGAACCGCGTGAAGTTGGTTCGACCCAGCGACATTATGCAGGTCGACCCGGTAATTCAGGAATGCTTTGACCGCGACCTGTTCACATGGGGTGACAACCCACCCCTGCGCTGGGGAGTGAACAACACCAAGAGAGTGCGCAGCGGCCAACGTGCCGGTACGGATACAGGAAATTTTTACTACGCTAAGATCGAACCGAAGAGCCGGAAAACGGACCCGTTCATGGCTCTGGCGGCATCTATGACCGAGGAGGCGGTGCTTGGCACCGGCGAGCCGGTGAAGCTGCCGCCCATCGGCGCGATCCGGCTATAGGAGGTGGGCAATGGCACTTAATTTTTGGAAGTGGCTCGCCGGAGGCAAGGCTCGTTCTCCCACTACAGTGGAGATCACGTGCCGCGATCTTCTGGCGGCGGCGCAGGAGTTCCAGCTGCGGGACACCTGCTTCTGGATCTGCGCGAACATGATCGCCAACGCCGTCGGGCGTTGCGAATTCCGGACGTTCCGGGATGGCAAGGAGGTTCGAGAGCGTGAACACTATCTCTGGAACGTGGAGCCGAACGTAAACCAGAACTCCACGGCGTTCCTGCACAAGTTGGTGTCGAAGCTGCTGGTGGACAATGAGGCGCTGGTCATCGGCACCCGGCAGCGGGAGGGCTATGACGCGTTGGTCGTGGCAGACAGCTATATGACCGGCGGCAGCTATCCCAGCAAGCAAAACGAGTACACGAGCGTACAGGTGGGTGATGTGTCCTACGAGAAGACCTTCCGCGAGCGGGAAGTCCTGCATCTCACGCTGAACCACGTGAACATCAAGCCGGTGCTGGATGGCCTGTACGGCTCCTACGTGCGGCTCATCAATGCCGCCATGCGGCGGTATGCCTGGGATAAGGGGCAGCACTGGAAAGTCCACGTGAGTCAGCTGGCCTCCGGCGCGGATGACTTCACGCAGAAGTTCTCGCAGATGATCGAGGAGCAGGTGAAAACCTTCCTCGACTCTGATGGAGCAGTCTTGCCGGAGTTTGAAGGCTACGCCTATACGAACGAGGGCGGCAAGGCTGCTGTAGAGCTGTCGGACATCCAGAGCCAGATGAAGGACATCTTCGCGTTCACGGCGAAAGCGTTCCAGATCCCGGCGGTTTTGGTGGATGGCAGCATTCAGGGCACGGAGGATGCGCAGGGCCGGTTCCTGACCGGCTGCATCGACCCCATCTGCGACCAGCTGCAGGAGGAGATCAACCGCAAGCGATACGGTTACGACCGGATCCAGCGCGGCGACTATCTCCGCATTGACACCAGCAGCATCCGCCACTTCGATATGTTCGCCAACGCGGCGAACGTGGAAAAGCTGGTCGGCTCCGGCGTGTTCTCTATCAACGAGGTCTTGCGGGCGGCGGGTCTGCCTGCCATCTCGGAGGATTGGGCGGACAAGCACTATCTTACAAAAAATATTGCAACGCTGGGTTCGGAGGCCTCTGTGCTCGGCGGTGCGGAAGGAGGAAACGCATGAGGAAACCCCTTTGGGAAATCAAGCAGGCCGCGGAGGGCGTCCTGCAGCTCTACATCTACGGTGACGTAGAGGGCGAGGAGTTCGATTGGGAGAATTGGCGGTATGTCCAGAGCGACAACAGCGCGGAGCACTTCCGCGAAGAGCTGGCGAAACATCCCGACGTGTCGCGCATCGAGATCTTCATCAACAGCTACGGCGGCAGCGTCTTTGAAGGCACGGCGATCTACAACCAGCTGAAGCGTCACCCGGCGCGGAAGGTGGTGCACGTGGACGGCTTCGCCTGTTCCATCGCCTCCGTGATCGCCATGGCGGGCGACGAGGTGATCATGCCGCGCAACACCCTGATGATGATCCACAACATGTGGATGTGTGCCTGCGGCAATGCCGCGGAGCTGCGGAAGGCGGCGAATGATCTGGATGTTATCAATGCTGCGGGGCGGCAGGCGTATCTGCAGAAGGCCGGCGACAAACTGACGGAGGAGCGTCTGTCGGAGATGATGGACGCGGAAACGTGGCTGACCGCTGAGCAGTGTGTTGAGCTCGGTCTTGCAGATCGCCTTGCCGACACCGACGCCGACATGAGCGGCGCGTCCACCATCCTGCAGAAGATGAACGCCGGCATGGAGCAGCATCTCCGGTATCAGAAGTCGCTGGCGGCGCAGCTCCGCGACCTGGCAGCGGCACCCTCGGTGCCTGCGCCTGCTAAGAATCCCCAGGGCGGCGGAAGCCCTGAAAAAAATAACAAAGTTCTCGGATTGTTTTCTTGAGAATCGAAAGGAGAAAAAGAATGAACAACAATGACATTCGCACCCGCGAGGAACTGCGGCAGGCTCTCCAGCAGGCTGCCGTCTCCGGCGACACCGGCGCTTTCTCTTCCGTCCTGGATGAGATGATGCAGCGCATCGGCCTGGACATTCAGGCTGAGTACGAGCAGCGGTTTGATGACCTGCGGCAGGAAGTCGATTCCCGCATCCTTGCCCAGCGCGGCGTCCACCAGCTGACCAGCGAGGAGCGCAGCTACTACCAGAAGCTGGCCGCAGCCATGCGCTCTACCGACCCCCGGCAGGCTGTCACCGGCATGGATGAGACGCTGCCCACCACCGTCATTAACTCCGTTTTTGATGAGCTGCAGACGGCGCATCCCCTGCTGAGCCGCATCAGATTCCGCGCCACCGGCGGCGCGGTCGAGATCATGGTGAATACCAACGGCTATGAGGAGGCCGTGTGGGGCGAGCTGTGCGACGACATCGTCAAGGAGCTGACCGCTGGTCTTAAGAAGGTCCCCACCACGCTGCTGAAGCTGTCCGCTTTCCTGCCTGTCTGTAAGGCAATGCTGGAGTTGGGTGCGGAATGGCTGGACAGCTTCATCCGCCAGACCCTTTATGAGGCTCTGAGCAACGGAATGGAGGCAGGCTTCGTCGCCGGCGACGGCAACAAGAAGCCCATCGGTATGATCCGCCAGGTAGGCGACAGCGTCACCGTTACCGGCGGTGCATACCCCGAGAAAGCCGCCATCAAGGTTGACGATCTGTCCCCCTACACCGTGGGCAATCTGCTGTCCATCGTGGCGGCTGATCCCAACGGCAAGTCTCGCCAGGTCCGGGATGTGATCTTGTTGGTAAACCCTCAGGACTACCTGCAGAAGGTCATGCCCGCTACCACGCTGATGGCTCCGGACGGTACCTACCGGAATGATGTCCTTCCCTATCCCATGGACATCATTCAGACCCACGCTCTGCCCCGCGGCAAGGCTGTCATCGGCATCGCCTATCGCTATCTGGCGATGGCAGGCACCTCCCCCGAAGGCCGCATCGAGTACAGCGACCACTACCGCTTCCTGGAGGACGAGCGTGTCTACCTGATCAAGGCATACGCCAACGGTATGCCGCTGGACAACAACGCCTTCCTGGTGCTGGACATCTCCGGTCTGACGCCTGCTACCTACAAGGTGACGCAGGTGGATCCTCCCGCAGCGTCTACCGACGCCACGCTGACCGCTCTGACTGTGGGCAATCTGGCTCTGACCCCCGCGTTCGCCTCCGGCACGCTGACCTACACCGCGACCGCCACCGGCGCGTCTGATGTGGTGACCGCTGTACCCGGCAACGCTGCGGCTGCCATGAAGCTGACCGTGAACGGCACCGAGATCGACAACGGCACTGCCGCCACCTGGAAGACCGGCAGCAACACCCTGCAGGTCGTGGTGACTGCCGCTGACGGCACCACAACCAAGACCTACAAGGTCACCGTCACCAAGTCTTAACGGTGGCGGGCGCGGTGAACGCCGAGCTGCTGTCGTCCGTCAAACTCGCCTGCAACATCACCTGGAGCGATGAGGCAACGGACACTAAAGTGTCCGACCTCATCGCCTCCGGGGAGGCTTATATTGACGGGAAGCTCGGCGAGGCTGGCGACTACGAGAACCCCGGGGAACCGTTGACGCTGCTGAAGGAATACGTCCGTTACGGCTTGAGCGACGCGCTGGATGTATTTGAGACGAACTATCTGAACCGGCTGCTGGCCATGCAGAACGACAGGCAGGTGAAGAACTATGCGGAAACTACCGTTTCGCCCTGAAGACCGGCAGATCACGCAGCCCTACCGGGACGGCGTGGTCAAGATCTACACCATAACGGATGCCGCCCAGCCTGGATACCAGCCCAAGCCTACGCCTACGCTGGTGGAAACGCTGTTCTATGCGGAGCGGCGCGTCGGCCTGCAGCGGTATTACAGCGGCAAGCAGGCGCAGGTGCAGGTGGAGCGAGTGATCCGGACGCAGCTCCGCCCGTCGGTGAACCCCCAGTGCATCGCCGTCACAGAGGACGGCACGCAGTACGGCATCGATCTAGTGCAGCAGGTGACGGACGCGTATCCTGCGTCCATGGATCTGACGCTGACCAAGATCGAGCAGAAATACGAGGTGTCTGATGGGTGACAAGAGAGCGGTGTCCAATTCGGACACCGGCGCAACGCCGCTGTGGGCGCAGCGGGTCATCGCGGCGCATCTCGCCGTGACGGATGCTGTCAGCCACGGCGGACGGCTGCAGTCCGACCGCTATCTTGTATGGCAGGAGGACGGTGCAAACGACTTTGAGGCCGGCGGCGTTCACGCGGAGAAGGCGGTCACCGGCTCTACGGACCTGTTTACGAAGCAGGAGTTTGACCCTTGGCGGAGTGAGCTGGAGGCCGCCTTCGACGCGGCGGAGATCGTCTGGAGCTTGAACAGCTGCCAGTTCGAGGAAGAAACCGGCTTCTGGCACTACGAGTGGGATTGGGAGGTGTTTGCCTGATGGCTACGTTCCAGTTCGGCGGCATCGACAACTACATCAAGCAACTGAACAGGCTACAGGCGGCCACCCGAGACGGCGTGATTGGCAAGACGGTCTATGCTGGCGCAGACGTGGTGGCTAACTCCGTTAGATCTGCCATTCAGTCTTTGCCGGAGGGCAGGGAGGGAGACTCCAGCCTCGGGATTGTGACACCAGCGCAGAAGCGCGGCCTGCTGGATGGCTTTGGAATTAGCCGCATGAGGGATGATGACGGCTTTGTCAATGTGAAGCTGGGCTTTGACGGTTATAACTCGGTGAAGACCAAGAAGTATCCTAATGGGCAGCCCAACGCCCTGATCGCCCGGGCGGTGAACAGCGGCACGAGCTTCCGGAAGAAGACCCGGTTTGTGGACAAGGCTGTGAATGCCAGCAAGAAGGCCGCTGAAGCGGCCATGGACGCGGCCTGCAGCCGCGAAATTGAAAAGATCATGAAATAGGAGGTACTGCTATGAGTGCAGCAGGAAAGGTCTGTACGGGCTTCAGTATGCCCTACGTGGCTAAGTATTCCAATGTCGGCAGCGTGGTCACTTACAGCGGCGTGATGCAGCTGGCCCGGGGCGTCAGCGTTTCGCTGTCCCTGGACACCACGGACGACAATGTTTTTCACGCGGACAACGTGTCCGCAGAGACCGCAGCGGCCATCTTTACCGGCGGCACTGCTACGCTGACGGTGGACGGCCTTCTGGCCGAAGCGGAGAAGTTTATTCTGGGCTTGCCGGAGACCACCAAGGTACCGGCCGGCGGAGCGCAGGTAGACGTCTCCCACTACGGTGACGGCATGGAGATCCCCTACGTGGGCATCGGGTTCGTGGTGCGCTACCAGAGCGGCGGTGTGGTCACCTACGCGCCGGTGGTGCTGGCTAAGGCCCGCTTCCAGCAGCCCGGCCTGGATGCCGCTACACAGGAGGAGAGCATCGATTGGCAGACGCAGGAGCTGACCGCCAACCTGATGCGGGATGACACCAGCAACCACGACTGGAAGCTGGTGGGCGCGGATCAAGCCACCGAGGAGGCTGCCGTGGAGGTCCTGAAGGCTATCCTGGGCGGCGCTGCGTAAGGAGGCCGCCATGCAGGTACACGGTAGAGAAGTAGGATTCCGCTTCACGGTGGGCGCGTCCGCCAAGATCTCCGACCTGTGCCCGGACGGTGACATCAGCCGCCTGGGCGAGGTGCTGGAGGGACAGTATGGCAGAGTGGCTCGGGACTCGGCGGCAATCATCGCCGCGCTGAGCGATGGCTACGAGCAGGCGTGCGCCTTTGAGAACCCCGGCTATAAGCCGCAGCCCCTGACGGTGGAGGAGGTTCTGACCCTGCGGATGGGTGAGTTCGCCCAGCTGCAGCAGGCGGCGTTGACCGCTTGGGCGGAGGACAGCAAGCCTACGGTGGAGGTGGAGCCCGAAAAAAAAGAGGGCGGCAAGGCGCAGGCGTCCAGCTGAACCTTGCCTGGCTCCTGTTTTACGGGCGAAAGCTGAATATGAGGAGGCAGGAGATCATGTGCACACGATACGGTGAAATGCTGGACATGATCGCCTGCCTTGCCATATACAACGGTGCAAAGGCCAAAAAGAAACAGAAACACTGGACATTCGACGCGGCCATGAAGGTGAGGTGAGGAGATGGCTGTTAATATTGGGCCGAAGATCGGCGTAGACGGTGAAGCTGAGTATAGATCTCAGATGCGGCAAATCATTCAGCAGACTAAGACGCTGGAAAGCCAAATGAAGCTGGTGGCATCGCAGTTCACGGCCACCACGTCGGCGGAGGAGAAAAATACTAAGACGGCGGCCGTGTTGACGGAGAAGATCAAAGCGCAGCGGGATATGATCAAGCTCCTGGCTGAACAGACCGGTAAGGCTGCCGCCAAGTATGGCCCACTTAATGAGTATACGCTCAAGTATCAGGAGAGCCTGAATAAGGCCACAGCGCGGCTTAACGAGATGCAGAACGAGCTCCGCGACGCCTCCAGTGGCGTAGAGGAGCTGGGCGATGATATGCGTGAGAGCAGCGAGAAGGCCTTGTCCTTTGGCGATGTCCTGAAGGCCAACGTCGCCTCTGACTTTATCGTTTCCGGCATCAAAGCGATGGCGTCAGCTATCAAGGAGGCTGCCGCAGCGCTTGTGGATCTCGGTAAGCAGTCCATTATGGGCTTTGCCGAGCAGGAGCAGCTGATCGGCGGCGTGGACACCCTGTTCAAGAAGTCCTCCGCGCAGGTGCAGCAGTATGCCAACGACGCCTACAAGACTGCCGGCTTGAGCGCGAACCAGTACATGGAGACCGTCACCAGCTTCTCCGCGTCTTTGCTCCAGTCCATGGGTGGCGACACGCAGGCTGCGGCCGAGAAAGCGAACCGCGCGATCACAGATATGTCTGACAACGCCAACAAGATGGGCACGGACATGGCCAGCATCCAGAATGCCTACCAGGGTTTTGCTAAGCAAAACTACACGATGCTGGACAACCTAAAGCTAGGCTATGGCGGTACGAAGGAGGAAATGCAGCGTCTGCTGACCGATGCGGAGAAGCTCTCCGGCGTCAAATACGACCTTTCCAGCTATGCCGACATCGTAGATGCTATCCATGTGGTGCAGACAGAGATGGGCATCACAGGAACGACGGCGACGGAGGCGGCGACCACTATCCAAGGCAGCGCCAACGCCATGAAGTCGGCGTGGAGCAACCTTATCACCGGCATGAGCAACGAAAATCTGGATCTGGATAAGCTGGTGCAGAATGTGATCGAAAGCGTCAACACCTTCGCCGATAATCTGATACCGCGCCTGCAGATCATGCTGCCGCGCTTTGTTCAGGGTCTCACGCAGTTGATCTCCGGCATGATTCCCTATGTAGCGCCGGCTCTGGAGCTTCTCCTGCCGCCGCTTGTCGAGGGGGTCGGTGGTCTGGTATCCGGCATCGTGCAGGCTCTGCCGGCGGCGGTGGAGGCGATAACGGCGGTCATTCCCATGCTGGTGGAGCAGCTGATGGTTCTGCTGCCGCAGATCATCTCTGCCGGCGTTGAGATCATCGCCGCGTTGGCATCTGGCATTGGGGATAACCTCCCGGCGCTGATTCCCGCCGTAGTGGATGCCATCATCACCATTACGGAGGGGCTTCTCGACCACATTGACCTGCTGATCATCGCAGCCGGTCAGCTGATCGCCGGTCTGGCGCAGGGCTTGATCGAGGCGATACCCCGTCTGATCGGACGCCTGCCGGAGATCATCAGTGCCATCGTCAAGGGGCTGCTGAAAGGGCTGGCTGCTATAGGTGAGGTCGGGTCTCAGCTGGTTCACGGCCTGTTCAACGGAATCAGCAACGCGGCGACGTGGCTGTATGAGAAGGTTAAGGGTTGGGCGTCCTCCGTGGTCGGCTGGATCAAGGACTTCTTTGGCATCCACTCTCCCTCAAAGGTTTTTGCCGATGAGGTCGGTAAATTCATCCCGCCCGGCATCACGCTGGGCGTGGAGCAGGCAATGCCCCGCGCTATGCGCGACATGGGCGCGCAGCTGAGCGCTCTGTCCGCCATCCCCATGCCCGGCAGCACCACGACCAACCTGGGCGGCGTCAATATCGTAGTGTACGGTGCGCAGGGGCAGGACGTGAGCGAGCTGGCCGACATCGTTATGGCCAGAATGCAGACTGCGGTGGAGCGTAGAGAGGCGGTGTTTGCATGATCTACTGGGCGGGAAGATCTTCCGATGATGTCCACGTGATCGTGGAGCGCTACCCCTCCGTGACGCTTGCCGGGCGGAAGCTGGACACGCAGGCTGTGCCCGGTCGGAACGGCGACCTGATCTTTGAACAGAACGCCTATCAGAACTACATCCAGGCCTACGAGGTATACATGAGCGCCGAGCGCATCCGGCTGCCCCGCGCGATGCGGGAGGTGGCCAACTGGCTGTGCGCCCCCGCCGGGTACCAGAAGCTGGAGGACGATTACGACGTAGAGACGTACCGGCTGGCGTATTTCGCCGGGCCGCTGGACGTGGAGAGCATCATGCACCGGTTCGGCAGGGCGACTATTGAGTTTAACTGCAGACCCCAGCGGTTCCTGCGCGTTGGGGATCAGGTCGTGCATGCAACGCAGGGGCAGACGCTGCTGAACCCTACAGCGTTCACGGCGCTGCCGCTTATCGCTGTCACTGGCACGGGCGCAGGTACGCTGACGGTGGGAGATGTGACCGTGACCATCAACAGTATGCCGAGGGGCATCGTTGTGCTCGATTCGGACACGCAGAACGCCTACTACGGCGCGTTTAACCTGAACAGCACCATCTCCGCGCCGGAGTTCCCCACGCTGCCGGCCGGGGAAAGCCCCGTCCGATGGACGGGCGGCATTACAAGCGTGGAGATCAAGCCGAGGTGGTGGACGCTATGAAGCCTATCCTGTACACTGCAGACCGCACCAGCTTTGACGACAACGGGCTGGGTATTCTGTCAGATGCGGTCTCCTGCAAGGTAACGCGGGAACTGAACGGCCAATATGAACTGGAGATGCGCTATCCTGTGGAAGGTATCCATTACGGAGAGATCGCGCTGCGATCTATCCTGCGGGCATCGGCGAGCCCTGATGCCGCCCTGCAGCCCTTCCGGATCTACCGGATCGCGCCTGCCATGGGCGGCGTGGCCACGATCTACGCCCGCCATGTAGCCTATGATTTGGGCGGCTATGTGGTGGCTCCCTTTACTGCGGCGGACGCACCGGCCGCAATGGCTGGCATCAAGGCTCACGCGTTACCAGCGGGCATGCCGTTTGAATTGAGTACCGATAAGACCACGGTGGCATCTATGGCAGTAACGGTGCCAACCAGCGCGTGGGCGCTGCTGGGAGGACAGCAGGGCAGCCTGTTGGACGTGTACGGCGGCGAATATGAGTTTGACGGCTGGGCGGTGCGTCTGCTGACGCGCTGCGGCGCCGATCGCGGCGTAGCCGTCCGGTACGGAAAGAATCTTACCGACCTGACGCAGGATTCTAACTGCGCCAACTGCTATACAGGCGTAGTCCCGTACTGGAAGGATAATGAAACCACCGTTATGGCTCCGCCGGTGTATGCGGAGGGCGACTTCGGCTACACCAAGCTCATGCCTCTGAATCTGTCCTCCGACTTTGAGGAGCGGCCCACCGAGGCGGAGCTGCAGGCGGCTGGCGCGGCGTATGTCGAGCGCAATCAGATCGGCGTTCCGATCGTGAGTTGGGACGTAAAGCTCGCGCTGCTGGCGCAGGCCTCTGGGTATGAGGACGTGGCGCATTTGGAGCAGATCTATCTGGGCGACACGGTAGGCGTCCACTTCGCCCGACTGGGTGTGGATGCTAAGGCGCGGGTAAACAAGATTGTCTGGGATTGTCTGCTGGAGCGCTACGACAGCGTGGCTCTGGGCAGCGTAAAGGCTGATATCGCGGCCACTATTGCCGGGCAGCAGAAGGAGATCGACGCTAAGCCGTCCGCTTCTCTGGTCGAGAAGATCTCCTCCAGCCTAACAGCTGCCCTCCTGGGGGCGAATGGCGGTTCTGTCCGTCTGCTGGATATGAACGGAGACGGCGAGCCGGATGAGCTCTATATCGCCGACGATCCGGATCCCACCAAGGCTAAGAAGGTTTGGCGCTTTAACTATGAGGGCTGGGCGGCAAGCGAGAAGGGATACGGTGGTCCCTACACCATGGGTGCCACCATCGCCGGAGGCATTCAGGCGTGGATGATCACCGCCGCGCACCTGATTGCCGGCACGATTGCCAGCGAGCAGGGCAACTTCCTAATCAACCTTGACGGCGGAACAATCGATACGTCCGCGGAGGGTAGCACATACACAAATGCCGATTATACGCAGGCAGATCTTACTCGGATCAACCAAATTACTACCGGCGTTGTAACACCGGTGCTTGCTGATTATGAAAAGCTGGATGTCAACGGAGACGGCAAAATCAGCATCACGGACACTGTGATAATCAACATGATTCTCGAGGGGAAACGTACAGTAAACTTCACGACCAACTGGCGGCTCGGTGTCAATCCCTCTGACGGCAACAATCTGTTGAAAGTCTACCGTGTGTACCACAACAACACCACCGGAGAAGATACGGAAAATGTTGTCCTTTCGGCGGGCTTTGCAAACGTCAAGGCGAACTCCGTGGAGACGACCAATATCACCGCTACTGGCGCTGTGAAGGGTGACAGCGGAGATTTTGGATCGCTGAAGGTAAACGGACAGACCGTGACGCCTTTTGAGAAAAGCACCATTGGGTACGTGGTCTATGCGGCTGGCAATAGCGGCGCGCAGGCAAGCTGCTTCATTCCACGCGGTATCTCCGGCCGCTTCCAGTGCGCTTCAGACGACTGGTACTGCTCCTTCAACTTTGATGGATACGGTAGTTACTCCAATGTCAGCGGTACAGGCAGCATCCAGAGTGTCAACTCCGTCAATAACTACTAAGGAGGCGAGGATATGCAAATTACCCAGAGTATCGATCTAAATCTATCAATAGATGGCATCCCTCCCCAGCTGCACATGCCGCAAGGGGATGGCGGGCGAATCATATCCGCTTCACTGTGGGATGGAGCGACGATATATTCTCCACCTGATGGAACCCTGTGCATGCTGCGCTTCCGAAAGCCAGATGGAACCGGAGGCCTGTACGACACCGCGGAGGATGGGACAAAAATATCTTTAGTTAATAACGTTGCCACCATTCCCGTGGCGCTGCAAGTTTTGGCCGTAGGGGGGCCTGTGCGCTGCCAGGTGGAGCTATACGCGCCGGCCACGGAGGGCGAGCTCTTGTCTGCCAACCGGTTGGCTACGTTTGCTTTCCTCCTGTTCGTGGCTCCCAGCGTGTACCCGGACGCTGAGATCATATCCGGAGACTATATTAACATCGTTTCTGAGGCGCTGAAAGCGGCACTGGATAAAGTGGTGGACGGCTTAAATGAGCATCAGCCACGCATAAACGCCGACGGTAAGTGGGAACTATGGGACGCAACGACGAATGCGTATGTGGCCACCGAGTATACGGCCATAGGTAAGGATGGGACACGCGGTCGTGGATGGTATCAGCACAATGTGGGAACCTCACTCGTACAGGCCGTTGTTTGGGATGGTTCGATTATAGCACCTAAATGGGGAAAGGGTGATTGGCTTTATAACCCCGACAACGGCAATGTCGGCCTATGCACAAGTCGCACAGATAACGCGGACGGCAGCGGGCATGCAAGTATCACCTATATAGGCACAATCAAAGGTCCCAAGGGCGACCCGGGCTCGGACGCAGCGGTGACATTTGATAACGTCATCGCCGCACTGGGCTACAAGCCTGTGAGCCCCGACCAAATCGTCTGGGCAACCCCTGAGCAGTACGGGGCGGTCGGGGACGGAGTTACTGATGACACGGACGCCATTAACGCTTGCCTTGCGGCAAATCGGAATGTGATCTTTTCCAAGACCTACAAAATTAAGGCGGACAAGAACAACTACAACGGAAGTTCGACGCCGGACAGGTACACCTACGGTGTTTCCGTCCCGTCTGGTCGAACGCTGTTATTTGGCGGCGGGGCAAAGCTCGTTTGCCAGACCAGCAATGCGGCATATTCGGCTGTGTTGTGCCTGTACGGTACGTCTGACGTGTCCATCATTGGCGCAACCATCGTGGGAGATCGGGCGACAAACACCCTAACGACAGGCGAATGGGGGCACGGTATCGTTTGCCGCGCAGCCAATAACGTCATTATCCGAGACTGCACAATCTACAACTGCTTCGGCGACGGTATTGTCATCGGCACGGGCACGTCAACCGCAACAGACGAGGACGCAATCGGAAGCGATATTTGCGTCGAAAATTGCAAAATCTACAACAATAGGCGGCAGGGGATTACCGTTGGCGGCGGCAAGAATATTACGATTAAGGATTGCGAAATCTACGAAATCAACGGCACTGCACCGCAGGCTGGTATCGATATCGAACCCAACCAGGCAACCACAGAGGTATCGAACGTACTGATTTCCAACTGTTATTTCCACGACAATGCTGCATGGGACATTACCAATACCAACGGCGCACAAACGGGAATCGTCATAGAAAACTGTCGTTGCGGCGGCAAAGTGAACATAGAAACCGGTGAGGTTTCTATCTGTGGCGGCTCTTATCGGAGCATCCAACTCGTAGG